TTGGCTTCAAGTTCTTTCTCTGACATATTATCCAGATTACCAGACAATATAAGTTTTTGATCTACGTAAAGCCCACCGGCTTTACCTCTGGCTACCTCTGCGTTTATGGCTGCAGACCAGGCACCTTTTTTCATTGCATCATCTCTTAGTTTAGCCAGCTCACCAAGATGCCTACCTAAATCTACCTGATACTTTTCTTGAATCTCTTGTCTCAACTCTCCAATATATTTAACAACGAGAGGACTAATTCTAGGATTACGTAATTCTGATGCAGCTTGTCTCGGTCTTGTTTTGTATCCAGCTTCATATGCACACTCAGATGCACTCTTCCTGCCTTCATTATAGACCAGAAGTTCTGCAAACTTCATTTGTTTTTCTGTTAATTGTCTTGGTAATCCCATAATTTTATAGGGGCAGAGCAAGGCTACTTTGTGATTTCTCTTGATGCCCCAGTTCTTGACATATATCGTACTCTAGCGTACAAGTCAATTTATGAAGACTATTATGTTTATATTAAGCTTGGCTGGCACAAGTTCAGATAAATCTATTGATCCTGCAACCATTGTTGCAAAGGAAATTATTAAAGGTGTGTACGATGAAAGCCGAGTCGAAACTATGGCATTCTCTCAAGAAAAATACCCCCAAAATCAGTTGGACTAGACTAGAATCTTGGGCATCTTTTGGTGTACCTGCTCGAAGACACCTCTTCTCGCTCCATAAAACTTTATGGGAGTGAATCTATCCACGGTCTGTTGATAGATCACAGGGAAACACCTTCCCTCACACACAATAATTGGGAGCACGTTCAACGCTTGTTGCTTGACGTACCGCTTGACGCTTGACGCTTGTCGCTTGAAGCTTGTGGCTTGGCGTTCTTCACGAACCGTTCAGAGTTCTCCGCGTTTAGCTGGTCGCTTGCAGCTTTGCGCTGCTGTCTTAGTTTCTTGTAATAGCTTGGGTGTTTGATTTCCATCGCTCCTCCTTTCGCTTGTCGCTTGTGGCTTGTCCCTGTAGCCGTTCTTTACAGCCCATTCTTCATGAAGCGCAAGAAGGCGCTGGCTGTACTTCCATTGTTTAATGTTTGGCATATTCTACGTTTCGAATCTTCCTGTCCCAGCAACTTCGACAGCTACCACACTTGCCGCCCTGCTTCGGAGCGGGACAAGTCCCGCTCCCATTTTTCACCGTTGACGTCCACGGCCAGAAAGTAACCGGGGCCTGATCAACCATATGTGAAGACATCCTGATTATTAAATTATCTGGGACCTCTTCAGGGGAAATTAATTTTAAAAATTGCGCTTCGCGCGTTGGTATCCAATGCTTTGTGTTTGGTGTACGCTTGCAGACTTCAAAGATCTTTAACAGATGCTCTTCGCTCTGTATGTCTCCGGCGTCATGCCATCTAAAATATTTTTGGTTTTTAATTTGTGCCACCATCGCATCCACCCATCGCGGGTCAGTGATGGCTTTGAGTCTTACATATTGCGCAGCCTTAATTGCAGGGTATCTGGTATAGTTACCTTTCATTGCATAGCAGCCAGCGCAAACGCTGCCTTTAATCTTTGCAAGCTTGGCGCCTGTCTTGCATTCCCATGCAGGTAGGCTGTAAGATAGGCCCGGCATCTTTGAAGTTCTTGTCATCGATCCGGTTATCTGTTTTGCTTCTTTTACTTTCATTAATTCCTTTCTGTTATTTTCCCATAATAGCTTGCAGCTTGTCGCTTGTCAAGCTTGAGGCTTGGCGCTATTAACGACAAGCCTCTGGCCAAGTCCATCTCCACGTTGCAACACCAACACCCGGTATCTCGAAGATGGATCAGGGCTCAAGTTTGGTCAAACACGCTGAGGCCCGACAGTAATTGTTTAAGGCTCGAGCAGGGCCTAATAGTAATTAACTATGTGCTTGACCCCAGATCCATCATCATACCTGCGCGCGTTTACCTCCAGGCTGATGGATCTGGGCTCAAGTTTGGTCTCAGATTACAGGGGCGAACGCGTCCGCCTTGCTGTAATCAATCTTGACCCCAGATCCCTGCCGTACGAGTTTCGCCTCTCGCAGGTTTATAGCAGAGATCAGGGCTCAAGTTTGGCCAAGTTGCAAACCTACTTCACCTGTGCACAGGCAAGCAACCACGCAAGTGTGATTTATATTTTTAAGACAAATCAACTTGACCCCAGGTCCTACTACCGAAATGCATCTCGTATCGTCGTACAAATAGTAGGACCAGGGCTCAAGTTTCTATTTGACCCCAGGTCCATTGGTATGATGAAAATCATCAAATGGTATATCCAATTTCGGCGCCTTGAACGATACCAATAGACCAGGGCTCAAGGGGTCAGTTATTATTAGGGCTCATGACCCAGGAGCCATAAAATAATATATAATCCCATTGACATAGTTTGTCAAGTAGTTTATAAAATAAAAATAACAGAAAGGATAATATGCGAAAAACAATGACAAAGTATCAACTAGACCACTTCAAGTCGAAGGTAAAAAGAAACTTTGAGCCTTTAATTGAAGAACAGGAATTGTTGGTAAAACAATATAGAGCCGAAGCAACTGAAAAGATAGTCGGTAAGTTAGCCAAGAAAATGGGCGCTGATAAAATCTTAAATGAATTCAGGAAGGCGGAAGCTCAACTAAAGGCCGTAAGAGATAAGGCAAGAACCTTCTTCAAGAAGAAGGCGGATCAAGACGAGAATAAGAAAAAAGACCTTACCTACAATTTTAGAAATAGGGATGAAGAGATATCTCTTGCCGATTGTGAAGATCAATTAAAAGAGTGGGCAAGAGAACTTGTTGATAGAGAGATCAGACGTAGACCTGAAGGCTTGAAACTCAAACAACTTGAGGAACTACAACAACACTCTATTGATACAGTTATGGAAAGCGGAACACCTGAAGATTTAATTAGGTCGCTTGACCAAACAACCAAGAAGATTGGTATTGCGTGGGTTGTGGATACTTCCAAAATAAAACAGATAAGCCAAAATTAAGGGCTTGACTTATATGTGGGATGTGATATTATCCCACATATAACAGAAAGGAAAATATGATTAATAAAATACAAGAAGCCGTTATCAAGGGCATGGATATGCACGTGACAACTGGCAATAACTTAATGAAGTTAGGCAAGATTGTAGAGACAAACACAGACAATCTAAATTTGTTGGCTACAAGATTACTAAAACTAGAGCAAAGAATTAAGGAGTTAGAAGATGATAAAAGATAAAACATTTTACATAACTTACTTTGCTACAAAGCACAAAGCGTTCGTAACAAGAAAGGCAAAATGGACAGACGATTGCAAAGCGTGGACAAGTCAGCTTAATAAACCTTGCATGACTTATTACGATTTAGATGCAAACGGCTATCGAACCGCTGTCGGAAATGTGAGGATTAAATATGAGTGAAACTATTGCAAGAATGCTAATGATATTGCTAGGGTTTGCCCTAGCAATGTTCGGAATAATATACGCAATTCATACTCAAGATGTTTATCTTGGAATATTAATTGCAACTGGAGGAGTCGCATCAATGTTTGTAGGACTACCATAATAAGACTTGACAATGTATGGGATATATGATATTATCCCATACATAACAGAAAGGAAGATATGGCATTTAGAAAATATCAAAGAACAAATCCATATTCGGGTCAGTCGGAAATGCTAACGAATGAAGAGGCAATCTTATACGACCAAATAAAAATGGCTGAAGTGAACGAGGATTATAAAACAATGCAAGCGGGATTAGATAAGTTTAGTCGTCTAAATCCTGGCGCATATATGACGCTTTTGGACTAACATATTTTCCCATATAGTCAATAGACTATGTGTCCAAAATGGGTCGGCCCCCTGCGGGGGCCTACTCAACTACAAGTTGTGCGCGGCCTGCGGCCGCCCAGTGGGTCCCAAACAGTTTGCCATAATGTTGCCACAATTGACCCCCCACCCCCCTTGCAGCAAAAGGGGTCCCAACAGATATACCTTTATGCCTAGTTTTAGAGATAGATATGGTATAAAATCGTTTTCACGTTAAACAGAAGTCCAAAAAAATTCTGCAAAAATTTTTATGAAACAAGAAATTATAAACAAGCTCCCACCTGACGTTAAAAAAGAGTTTATGAAATACGCCATAAAACTCGACCAGAAAAAAACTGAAAACAAAGTCAAATCTGATTTCCTTTCTTTTGTCAAACATGTTTGGCCTGAATTTATAGAAGGTGATCACCACAAAAAAATTGCAGAAAAATTTAACCGTTTGGCAGAGGGCAAATCAAAAAGAATTATTATTAACATGCCACCAAGACATACGAAGTCAGAGTTTAGTTCTTATCTTCTGCCTGCTTGGATGGTTGGTAGAAAACCAAATTTAAAAATTATTCAGACGACCCACACCACTGAATTAGCGATCCGCTTTGGACGTAAAGCTAAAACTTTAATTGATAGCCCAGAATACCAAACCGTTTTCAAAACTAGATTAAGAGAGGATAGTCAAGCGGCTGGTAAATGGGAAACAGAACAGGGCGGTGAATACTACGCAGCAGGTGTTGGATCGGCCATAACGGGCCGTGGAGCGGATTTACTTATCATCGATGATCCACACTCTGAGCAAGATGCACTGAACGCACAAGCACTAGAGAGAGCTTACGAGTGGTATACATCAGGACCTAGACAACGTTTACAGCCAGGTGGTTCTATTGTTGTGGTCATGACCAGATGGAATACAAAAGATCTAACCGGTATGTTAATCAAAGCTCAAAAAGAATTAAAAGCGGATCAATGGGAAGTCATAGAGTTTCCAGCTATCTTACCAAGTAATAAACCTACATGGCCAGAGTATTGGAAGCTAGAAGAGTTAGAGTCTGTTAAAGC